TCACGCCGCGCTCGCAGTCGTTTTTGGCAACATTTTGGCAACATTTTCCCGAAGCAGCAACGAATCCATCGCCAGACCGACCGCGTCCAGATCGTCGTCGAACAGGTCGGCGTACACATCCAGGGTCATCGCCGCACTCGCGTGGCCGAGCTGGTTCTGGATGGCCTTGACGTTCGCTCCGGAGCTGACCATGAGGCTCGCCGCGGTATGGCGCAGGTCGTGGTAGGTGAGTCCGAGAGGGACGCCGGCGCGCCTCTTCGCCCGCCAGAACCACTTGGTCGGATCGTTCGGCGGCGCGGTGCGCGCCAGATATCCGCCGTCCTGCGCAGGGAACAGCGGCTCGCAGCCTTCCCTCCCGGCACACCGCTCGCACAGCGGGGCGTCGAGTGTTCTGGGGAACACGACCTGCCTCGGCCTGCCGGATTTTGGCAGGTCGACCACCACCTCGTGGCCGACTGTGGTGGCGCTCCGTCTGACCGAAAGCCGGTGTCTGGCGAAGTCCACGTCCTCGACGTGCAGTCCGGCCATCTCGCCCCATCTCAATCCGCACAGGCCAAGCACGAGCACCATCGTCCGCCGGTCGCCGGATTCGTCGGCGAGTCGGAACAGCTGTTCGACGGTGAGGTACGTGTGCTCCTTGTGCTTCTTGCGTGGCGTCTCGATGCCGTCGCATGGGTTGGATGGGATGAGCCTGTCGGACACGGCGTCGGCGCAGATGCCGCGCAGGATTCCGAGGTTGCGCAGCACGACGGTGGCGCTCTTGCTTTCGGCCTGCCCGCTGACCCATTCCTGGATTTCGGCGCGGGTCAGTGATTCGAGCGTGCGCGCGCCCCATTGCGGTTCGACATGGACCCGCCACGCGCGTTCGAGCGATTCGACGTAGCTGGCCTTTGACGAGACGCGCTTCTTGGCTATCCACGCCGGCCAGAGTCCGCCGACCTTCCGGCGTCCGGCCTGCGGGTCGATGTACGTTCCGCTGGCCTTGGCGACGGTGACGTGTTCGGCCAGCCATTCCTGGGCGTCGCGTTTGCGTTGGAAGCCGCGCCGGCTGGTCTGCGTGCCGTCTGGTTTGCGGTAGATGACGCGCCATCGGCGTCCGTCTTTGGTGTCGTATGCGTCAATGGTCGCCATCTTCCACCTTCTTCCGCGGCCTGCCGCCGCCGACGCCTCGGCCGGGGCGGCTGGCGTTCCACCGGTCGATGGTGTCCTCGCGCCAGCCTCTGGCCTTGCCGACGACCACGTCCGGCTCGGGCAGCCTGTAGCGTGCCAGTGCGCCTTTGGTGATTCCGAGGCGTTCGGCCACCTCGGTCATGCTCAGATAGCGTTCAGTCATCCTTGCCGCCCCGTCTGTCCATGGCGAGCGTGGCAAGGCTCCAGATGCCGGCCGCGAGTCCGAACAGTCCGGCCTGCCATGGTTTTCCAGCGAAGCCGAGCATGGCCGACAGCAGGCCGCATGTGATGCCGCAGACGGCGAATATGGTGCTTGTTCTCATGATGGCCATGAAATAGAATGGAACCGGGGTTCCGGGCACTAGGTCTGCTCGGAACCCTTTCGTCATCTCTTATGGCGTGGTCTGCGCCGGATCGAGATGACGAGCGCCGCCAGTGCGATGATGTTGCTCACCACCGAGCTGATGGCGGTCACGATGTCCGTCCATTTCATGCTCACCTCCTTTCCGTTGACATAACTATTATAACAAAGTATGTAAAGTAATGCAAGTCAGAACACGACGAACCACACTCACCAAAATCATCAAAATGTGTCAGGATTATCCAGTGGTTCCCGCATGGTTTGCAATTCACTTCAAATCACTGCAAATCGCTGCAATTACCGGAAAAGTGTGGGCAAAATGTGGGCACGGATGGGCGCGCGTGGCTCACCAGATCATCGGCAGGTTGAGGCATTTTTATAAGCGCGTATGAGCACTTATAAAGCAATGATGAAAATGCGGCAGTGTCGAAGATTTGCGCTAATCTGCTCTGGCGAGTATTCTTATCCGATTGTATAATTTTCACTAGCGGGAGTTGGAGGTGAACGTCATGGCTATCGACGAGCAAAAATACGAGAACGTCATCCTCTATCTGATTGCGAACATGCGAGATGGGATGATTCACGGCAAGAAGAAACTGGCGAAACTCCTCTACTATGTGGACTTCGACCGGTTCGAATACAAGGAATCCATGGAGACGATCACCGGGGATTCATACAGGCATCGCCCCATGGGGCCAGTGCCTGACCAATTCCAGGACGTGGTGGAACGCATGCGCCAGCAAGGCAGAATCAACGTCAAGGAAATACAGGAATACGACATGTACCGCCCCACCACGGTGTATTCCTCCGACGTCAAACCGGACATGAGCGTTTTCGATGAGGATGACAAGCGTATCCTCGAACGTGTCATCCGCCATTACGGAGCGTCGAGCGGACGTGACCTGGAGCTTCAGTCGCACGGCGAAGCCCCGTGGAGAGCCGTTGGAGAAAAGGAGGACATACCTTTCGAGCTCGCTTTCTACAGGGAGACGGACTTCTCCGATGCAATGTGACGATAGGGGATACTGCTCAAAGGCCCTCAAGAAGATCAGCAAGGACTATCGTGGTTTCAAAGCCGATATGGAACGCGCTCTGAAACTTCTGGGCGACCGGTTCTGCCCGATGACGAGAGAGGAGCCGGTGAAGCCCGGAAAGTTATTGCATCGCGTGACCGTGGCCGACACTTATGAGGTGTGGAAATTCTCGGTCGCCGTGGCCGGGTCGAAACTGCGACCGTCACAATGGCCTCGATTGTGGTTTGGTGTTGTGGAGTCCTCCAAGGTGCTGGTTCCTCTGGTCGCCGCCAGACACAAGGAATACGACATGGATGAGGCAAGGTTCGAGAATGAGGCGCTGTCGTTGATGGAGAAATATTCGCAGGAGGAGGATTTCTAGATCCCACTCCTGCGACGTAAAAGCCGTGACTTGCCCGCTCTTTTATGCCTTTGGGAGCATGAGTGAGAGTTCGAGTTTCTTCAGAGGTACATGTGCTGTCGCACGTATGCTTCGACCTCGGCGTTTTCATCCGGCGTGCCGATAGTCAGCAGCCAGATGGCGTTATTGCGCTTCTGCGGGCTACCTTTGCGCAGGCATTTGATAAGTCCGGCTGCTTCGAGTTTCTTGGCGGTGAGGCTCAACCGCTGCATGGCCTTGAGCTCCTTCTTCGGGGCACGTGGCTCGTCGCCGATGACCTCGATCTCATCCAAGGCATCGGGGAGCGTCATGCCGAGGTCGCGGGCCATCGCCAGCCATCCGTGCTTGTAGGTGCGGGGGAGCGCCCCGTTCTTTGCCGCTGCGGCGTCCAGCGGCCAGTCATAGGTGCTGGACGCCATCTTGTAGAGCAAGGTGAATTGCATCGGGTCGAAGCTCTGCGATTCGCTGCGCTTGGTGGTGATTCGTCCTTGCGCCGCCAGTTCCTCGACCATCTTGGTGTTCCGGTAGCCCATCGGTTCCATCTCTTCCCCTCCATGCCTTGCCTTAGAATGGTGCATGGAGAATCATGCTAGGTTTTCCGTTTGCCCTCGGAGCTCCAGACCAGCTTCGGGGGCTTTTCCTTTTGCCGATATGAACTATAACACACACTATAGATTAAAAACAAGCGTCTGTTAGATTTGGTTAAATCTAACACTGCGTTTTAATGTATAAACAAACAATACATATACAATCTCTAACATTCTTTTTTCAATAGGCGCAGTGTGCCGAAGAAAGAAAGAATCGGCACGTCCAATCCCCATCTGCGGTAGCTTGAAGCAAGGAGAAAGAAGGGGAAGCAATGAAGAAACTGATTTACCTCGCCATGTCGGTGTTCTGCGCCGTGGAGACGATTTATGGAATCTATCTCACAATCACAGGCCATAATGCTTTGTTGGCCAGCATTTTGACAGACCTGCTCTTCGCCTTCCTCGCATGGTTCTTCATGCATCTCTTCCTCAAGCCGGAGCCACGCCATAAGCATCAAGCGACGAATGCGCCTGAATCATCGCCGGAAGCCAGCTCAGACGCTCCGACAGTGGAAACGGCACCAATCACTCATGTCGATACGAATGATGGCGTGGAGGATGATTACGTGGCCATCGACATCGAGACCACGGGATTAGGCAGAAACGCTCGAATCATCGAGCTGGGAGCCGTGAGAATCAGGCGCGGACGCAAGGTAGCGTCATACAGCCAGCTCGTCAACCCGCAGATTCCGATACCAGCCAAGGTCACGCAGATCACCGGCATCACCGATCGGGACGTGCGGCACCAGCCCACCATCGACAAGGCATTGCCCAGATTCTACGCTTTCTGTGGGCGTGACACTTGGATAGGCCACAATATCCGGCGCTTCGACATTCCAGTGATCGCGAGGGAAGCGCAGAGGGTCGGTGCCGGAATGCCGGACGTCAGCTTCTACGACACTTTGGAAATCTCTCAGACACTCCTGCCGCAGCTTGACCGCCATAGGCTGCTCGACCTCATCCGCTATTTCGGCATCGCCAAGACCGAGCGTCATAGGGCCGCCGACGATGCCGCACAGACGGCACAGGTATTCGAGCGCCTGAAGCAAATATAAGCTTTATAAAGACTTATAAGGCAATATAAAAGCCCCACAATAGTGGGGCTTCGTTCGTTTCAGAGG